AATATCGTAGCTCAACTTGATATTCACGAGAGTATTAATAGGCCGTTTCTAATAAGTAATATAGTTATTTCAGATACGTCTGGTTTAATTTCAAGTGTTAACTTTATTGGAACAGAAAGAGTTAATGTTAAATTACATCTTATTCCTTCGGCTGATGAAGACCCTGTTATTATTAATAAGAATTTTATTATAACCGAAATTAAAAATACTGTCAAAATAGGAGATGAGTCTGATGTTATTTCTTTAGAAATGATCGAAGATTCTGGTTATCGTAATTATCTTGAGAATATTAATAGACCTTATACGGGTTCTGGATCACAAATTATTGCTAATTGTATATCTGAATTTCTTGATAAAAAACTCAATGTTGTAAGTGATGAACAATCAAACACTAAACCGTTTAAAATAATTGTTCCTAACTGGCATCCGTTTGACGTTGTTAAATGGGTAAAGAGTCTTATGGTAAGAGAGTTCGGATTTCCTTATTATTTTTATTCTACTATTCATTCGAATGATATTATACAAGACGATTTATTGTCTATACTTGAAAGAGGGACGGTCAATCCTTCTAACGCGTTTTCTTATTCTACTTCAGCCGCGAATAATGTCGATGATAGTATTGTAAAACAAGCGTATACAATAAATGATATAAAATTTAATTCTACGCTTAATACTTTGAATAAAATAAGAGAAGGTAATGTAGGTTCGAGTAATCAACAAATCGATTTAGTAAAAAATTCTTCATCACGAGAAATATTACATTTTGATGTGTATAAGATGTTTAAAGATATTAAAACATCGGGTGGTATTCCTGCGACTCAAACTTATATTCCGTATGATAATCAATCTGTAATAAACGATAAGAAATTGCATGATTACGATTCGCGTCGAATATCAGAACTTCAAGTAAGTTATATATATGATAAGAACACACCAAACTCTACTGACGTAATTCAAATTAATCAACAGTTAATGGCTAAGTCTATTAAGTCATGGATGCAAGAAAATAAAATTACGTTACAAGTTCCTGGAAGAAACTTTCTTGAATCGAGTACGCAAATTCCTATAAAGTTGGCCGATACTATTATGGTGAATATACTCGATTCAAAAAATAATAAACCTGGTAAAAATACTGAAGCCGTGATGCCGGAATATAACAAAAAACAATCAGGAGAATATATCATTCAAAGTTTAAGACATATGTTTGTTCTTGATAGATATTCTACGATTGTTGAATGTGTAAAATTAACTGATATCGAAAATTCAGGTGAGAAATTAGTATGAATGTTTTTTATGGAGATAGTGTAAGGTGGTTCATTGGAAGTGTTATTAATAATAACGACAATGAATTTAAACTTGGAAGAGTGCAAGTAAGAATATACGGCATTCACGACAATCTTGAAATGATAACAAATAAAGATTTACCTTGGGCTCAGGTCATGGCACCGAGTACCGAAGATGGAACATCAGGTCTTGGGTTTAAACCGAATCTAAAAAACGGTGCTCAAGTGTTTGGTATATTCCTTGATGGTAAGATGTCTCAAGCTCCACTTATACTCGGTTCAATACCGAAGATTGAGATACCTACTACAACAAAAATCAATAAAGCTATTACTAATTCTAAAGTTGGTGATGTTGAAATACAATACTCAAAAGCTCCGGTTCTTACAATTGCAAATCAACCGAATATAAATGAAATTGCTGGAGCAACTAATGGTGAAAAAGCATTTAATTTCTTTATAGCAAATGGATTTACGGCTGAACAATCAGCGGGTATAGTAGGTAATTTAGCAATAGAATCTGATCCAGGCCTTGATCCACTAACGAAAAAAGGATTTTTTATCTTGCGTGGTATTGCCGGATGGGGAGCGACTAGGTATAAACAACTATTAGGCTTTGCTTCTGAACGAAATTTATCAACATCCGAACTTTCAACACAATTACAATTTATAGTATATGATCTAAACAAATTTCCACGATGGGGATTATCACAATTAAAAGCGACAAAAGATACAGCCAGTGCAACAGCAGCTTTTGGTAGTAGATATCTCAGAGTCGAAGCTTATAAATTTAAATTTAAATATGATGGCACTAAACCAATCGAACAGAAAAGAATAGATTTTGCCGAAGATGTATTTAATAGATTTAAGTAGGAATATAATATGGCATTGATAACTAAAGATAAACTAACACAAGTCTTTAATAACGTAAATAAAAAAGCAGATGCCGCGGGATTTAAAACCGCGGTAACTGATGCGACATCTAATTTAACTAACAAAGCAAATTCAGCTATATCAGGAGTTGCTAATGTTGGAACGTCATCTGAAGGAATTAAATCTCTTACATCTGGATTGTCAGGTCAAGGAATATCGCAATTAACAGAATCTGTTGCGGGCCTTGATCTCCTTACACCAATAGCTACAGGCGAAGATGATATAACTAAAATCACGGGTAAGACCGCGGCTTCTGGTTTTAATTTTGCCTTTTCTGGAGGTTCTGGTACCGAAGCAATTGCTGGTATGATGCAATCAGCTCAGACGACATTGAGTACATTAACAGGAGCGGTTTCTGGTGGATTGTCGGCTTTAGCCGGAACGCTAAGTAAAATATCAGGCGGTAACTTTTCTACTGGTAATATTCTTGGTGAGTTAGCTAAGTCTGCTTCAACTATTGTGTCGACAGCCCAAGGGAGTTTATTAGGAAAATTAGACGGTCTAACAAATGCTGGTATTGGATTTCCTGTAAAAGATTTAATTGAAAAAACTACTAATAATATTGGCGGACCATTATCTCGAATTATAAACAATCAAGGTTCACTTAAACCAGATCAAATAAAAAATATTGTAGGTCAAGTTGATGCCGGTAATATTCTTGATCCATCTAAACTTCTTGCTACAAAAATAAAAGATTCTACTTCTTTAGTAGATAGCCTTGATGCTCTTGGAAATAAAAATATTAAAAATCTTACAGATGTAGAAAAAAAAGCATTAGCAATCAGAATGGATGAAACCCCTGGCCTTAAAGAAGAATTTATTGAATCAACATTAGATGATATTGAAACGTCGGCGGCAAAGAATGTCGACACAGCATTACCTTCAACAAAAGCCATGGGAAAAAGTACTACTCCTACTCAAAATATAGGCGATAATGAAGCTCAATGGGATGGCGATAAAACAAAGATAGATTATGAATTCAGTACAGTAACATCTTACGAAGAACTTGAATCTGAATTTAGATCAGCTGAAAGGGATATCACAGAGGTTATTGTTAATTGGACAGAATCATTCACTGATGAAGATTTCACGGTTCGAGAAGTCTTTGAAGAAATGCAAAGCCGTAAAGCTAATATTGCTTGCCATTATTTAATATTAAAAGACGGATCAATCGGACGAATGGCACCCATTGGAACTAAGACTGCACATACTAAATTTGGTGGATGGAAAGCCGATAGATCTACAATAAAAGTAGATAATGGGTTATCTCATTTAATTTTTAGTATAGGTATATCATTTGTCGGTGGTTTAAATGTCAGCGCAGGAGATCTTCAAACTTTACGTGAAGGCAATCAAGAAGATGTTATTGATGAAGCTAATCCTATAGCCGGTGGCGGTATAGATGATTTAACAGAATTTAGAGATGGAACATCTTATGTTAATTTACAAAATAATTCATTTGATGCGTTTATGAAAACGTTTTATACCGTATTCCCTGGCGCACAGGCTTGGGGCCTTAACGATCTGGCTCCGAATCATGATGGGCCTGGATTTAGTGTACCCGATTATACTAAACAACGTTTTAATAAAATTAATGTCAGAAGACCAGATAGTACGGCGCTCAGCTCTAAAAAGTTAAAGGCCGTGATGATTACTGATATGAAAGCAAAGCTTGCGGCAAAAATTGAAGGACGTGCGTAATGGTTAAATCATTTGAAAATTCTGGATTCACTGATCCTACTGGCCAGTATCCTAAAGAAAGTTATTGGTTAAAATCGAGTGTTAATCGTGCTGATTATGGTGACGTCTCATTTGATCTAACATTTGGTGGTGCTGATGTAGGAATGAATTTTGATCTTGCGTATCAAACACCTCCTCTCTATCCAAATAATAATACAAAAGAAACTGCGTCAGGTCATGTAATACAATACGATGACACATTCGGTCGTGAACGAGTATTGATTAGACACAGAACAGGTTCGGGTATTGAATTACGTCCTGACGGAACTGTACTATTATCAAGTACGAATAAACATATCCTAACAGTTGCAAGTGATCAATCTATTATTGTTGAAGGCGATGCACGTATGATATACAACGGCAACGTTGATGTTGAAGTCATAGGTGATTATAATTTAAACGTCGGTGGTAATAGTACTACTAAAGTTGCGGGTAACGTGATTGAAAAAATAACTGGAAGAAGAGATGCGAGCATCGAATCAACCCAAACAACTGAAGTAAAAGAAAATTACGAGTTATCGATTCTCGGCAATAATACGACAACAACTCTCGGTGATGGTATATATTTAACTAAAGGTTCGAGTAAACAGCATGTCGGCGACAAAAGCGAATACTTCGTAAAAGACCGTCTTGATATTACATCTGAAGAAGGTATAAATATTTCTGCGCCTAATATTAATGTTGGAGCGGATGACGTATCTATATTTGGTACTACTGGAACTATAGGTGGTGATAATATTATTATGTATACAAAAAATCTTTATGCACAAAAAACCGTTTATTCAGAAACTATCGATGCGACAAAAACTATTACAGCCAAAACCATTGATGCATCTAAAACAATATATGCCGAGACAATGAGTGCAACTACTTTTCATGGTAATTTACAAGGTACGGCTGCAGCACAAGGATCTATTACAGCTACTGCGGTCACAGCCGATGATGGCGTAACAGATTCAGATGAGACGGCATTGCCTACAGCAGCAATTATGACCGCATACCTTGACAATTCTGATAAAGGTATCAAACGCGTAAGTATTGATGGCGATGATGGATTAAAAAATAAAATTAACTTAGCTGTTGAAACAGATCAAGTCATAACATATCCATTAACGACAGGTGAAGTAAGAGCAAGACTCAGAAATAGTAATAACCTTTCTAAGTCTGGATTTATTAATCGACAAATTGCAGACAAAGTTTTATCAGAAGATTATGCATTGACTGTACCTCCTGGCCTTGGTCGAATCGTGTCAAGTAAACCTTCTACGGTACGAGGTAAAAATGTTATCTCAACTCAGAATGCGGCTTACGGTAAATTCCTACCACGTCAGCCTAAAAATGATTTCGTACCTGATCCTCAATATATTATTACAGACGACAATGTAATATTGCCGAGTACAAAACTATCTGATAAAATTTCTCTTTCAAAATTCTTATCTGGTAGAGGTAATAAAGTTACACTGAATCATATAACTATTAATGCAGATAAAATAATAGCAGCAAGAAATTTACAACAACAAACTATGGCAATTGAAGCGTTTAATAATAATCTTCAATTTATTAATTATAGACTTGTTGTCATTGAAGCATTATATAAACCAGGTCCAGGAGAAACATTGGACGATCTCTCTACTCTTTCTAAAAATGGACAGAGTACGGCCTATCAAGTGATTAATGATAAAGGATTAGTTGATTTACCTAAAACGTTTGAATTGGCTGAGTACTGGAAAAATTCATTACGATTTGAAAAACTAATACTTGATTATGATTCGTATAATGTAGACAAAAGTTTATCTGCTCAGGTAATGGTAGTTATGCCAAATATTACTGAGACATATGAACCCGAATACAGAAATCAAATAGAAACACGTTATAATAATAATATTCAATCAAAATCAGATTTAGTTGAAATAAAGTTATAAATAGATAAAATAATAAGAGTAATAAAATGGCAAGCAGAGTATTTAGTGTAGAAGACGGCAATCAACAAACAGCAAGTGTTGTTACTGCTCGTTCTCAACTATATAAAGATATAGATCTTTCGTTCGCAAAAGCTCCTAATAACGATATCTACAAAAAGACAGACCTTGCTTCGGTCAAACAAGCAGTGAAAAACTTATTACTTACTAATAATTATGAAAAACCCTTTGCTCCAAACTTCGGTGCTAATATAAGAGCTTTGCTTTTTGATTTGGCTGATGAGAATTTAGAAAATAGAGCAACAACTAAAATCAAACTCGCTATTGATACGTACGAACCGCGAGTTGTAGTTAAATCAATCAAAGTAGATCCTGATCCCGACAGAAATGACGTTAGAATACAAGTCAATTTAAAAATTAAAAATTCAAGTTCTGAGTTTAACGTCAGCACTTCATTAAATAGGTTACGATAATGGCAACAAATATACAATCATCACGATTAGATTTTAATAACATCAAAGATAGACTGAAAACTTATTTAGTCTCAAAACCTGAGTTTACGGATTATGATTTCGAAGCCTCGGGTATTAATAATATCCTTGATGTATTGGCTTACAACACACATTTCAACGGGTTGACAGCCAACTTTGCATTGAATGAAACATTCCTTAATACAGCTCAATTAAGATCAAGTGTAGTGTCACATGCCGAAACTCTTGGTTATACTCCAAGATCTATTTCATCATCTATTGCTTATGTTAACCTATCACTCGATCTTTCGGGTGTAGCTGGAAGACCAAGCACGATTACGATACCGAGGTTTACTTCTTTTACAAGTACGGTTGCTGATGTTACCCGTACATTTAAAACGCTTGTTGATCTTGTTGCGTCTGATGATGGACAAGGAACTTATACTATACTTACTAGCGAAGGATCAGCATCTATTCCTATTCATCAAGGAACAGAAAGAACTAAAACGTTTTTTGTCGGTGATATTACTGATCGTCAATTATACGTTATTCCCGACAATACAATTGATACAAAAACTATACAGGTTCAAGTATTCGATTCGCCGACAAGTTCTACGTTTACCAATTATACTTTACTTGATAATGCGACATCAGTAACAGCTGCTAGTACATATTACGCCATTCACGAAGCGCCAAATACATTCTACGAACTTCATTTTTCTGATGGGGTTACTTTTGGTAAATCTCCATCGGCCGGTAATAAAATAGTAGTTACCTATTTGTCGACAGTAGGACCATTAGCGAATGGTGGTAATACTTTTACTCCAGTTTCGGCTGTTGTTGTTAACTCCGTAGGTTATAATCTTTCAGTAACTACAGTAAGTAACTCAGCGTCTGGTGCTGATAAGCAATCAACTGAAAGTATTAGACAAAACGCTCCTATATCATTTGCTACTCAACAAAGACTCGTAACAGCAGGTGATTATAAAGCGCTTATTCTTAAAAATTATAGTGTTGTATCTGATGCGATTGCTTGGGGCGGCGAAGATAACATTCCGCCTGAATATGGCAAAGTGTATATATCAATTAAATATATAGATGGCACTGACGCTGAAACTAAGACTTCAACTCAAAATAGCATTACTGAAAATTTAACAAGTAAATTAGGAATCATGTCTATTGATTCTGAATATGTTGAGCCAATCACTACATTTATTTCTACGGCAACGACATTTAGAATGAATCAAGACGCTACAGGCTTTACACAAAACGCTCTTAGTACTAAAATTTCAACAGCTATTACTGATTATTTTAATGCTAATTTAAAAGTGTTTGGTAAATCATTCCGCAGATCAAATCTATTGACAATAATTGATGACATTGATCCTGGCATATTGAACTCTAAAATAGATGTCAAGCTTAGCCAAAGAATTACCCCGATTCTCGGTACATCAGAATCTCATACCGTAATCTTTCCTGCTGGTTTACAAGCTGCTGACGACGTCAATTTTACTATTACTTCTTCTGGATTTTTTATTGATGGTGTATTATGTTCTATTAAAAACATATTAAAAAGTAATGTATTACAAATTGTAGATGCTGAAAGTACTGTGGTTGTAGATAATGCTGGATCTTTTGATAATAGCGGAACCGTGAATATAACGGGATTAAATGTTGAATCTATTCCAGGCGGCACATTTATTAAAATAAACGCTGTTCCTTCAAATCAAGGTACTATTACGCCATTAAGAAATACTGTATTAGACAACGATTTATCTACTTCACCTGTAACAGGAATAATTGAGTCATAAATGAAACAACGTACTGAAACATTTTTCAATCGTAAATCAATTGACTTTAGGACAAGTAAAGTTAATCAAGTTTTACCTGATTATTTTAAAGAAGATTATCCAAATCTAATTAAGTTCCTTGAACACTATTATGAATTCATGGATAGTGATGGAACGCATTCATTTAATACTGACATAAGAGAATTGATGCGTGCTAAAGATATTGAATCGACTTCATTAGATTTATTAGATAATTTATTTAAAGAAATTGGTCTAGGTACAAGTCAAAATTTCTTTACTGATCCAAGACAAGAGGCTACTCTTTTTGCAAAGTTCTTTAGAGTAAAAGGATCTTTGTATTCGGCTGAAGGTTTCTTTCGCTCTTTCTTTAATGAAGAAGTAACTGTAAGCTATCCAAAAAATGATATATTTAAAGTCGGTACTTCTAAGATTGGTGCAGAGTCATCAAAATTCTTGACTAATTATACGCGTTATCAAGTATATTCTATACTCATAAAAACTGCACAATCAGTTTCTAAATGGTCTGAATTATATAAACAATTTGCTCATCCAGCTGGTTGGTATTATGAAGGAGAAATAGCACTTGAAGGTATCGGTGATTTAATTGAATCTGATGGCATGCCATTACCTGGAACTTCTGAATCACTCGCGAATATAATTGGATCAGCACGTACTACTAACGCTCCATTCACGAGTATAACAACGCTTTACGCTGATGCCGGTGATTCCGATTCAGTTGCTGAACGTCTAGACCTGAACGCAACAATCGATCTATATGACCATGCAACAGTTACTCAATTACAAAGAACATTCTCGAATATCGAAGATGCTGCTGATCTACAATCTCGTACTATGGATGATTCAGATAGAAACATTGGATTGAGTGCTGATAGTGCATCTGCTCTTAGATTGTCAACTGACTTTGACACAATGGATAAAGATAATTATGATATCTAACCATAAAACTGTTATAAATAGATCTATATTAGAAAAAGGATTACTACTTAAATGGCACGATTAAATATAGGCGTAGGCTCAACTGCCAATGACGGAACTGGTGATACATTACGTGCTACTGGTACTAAAATCAATACAAATTTTGTAGAGCTTTATAAACATTTAGGTGGCGATTCTGATGCTATAGTATCTAAAATTAGTTTCACAGAAAATACTATTGTACATGATTCGGCTTATAATACAGTTCTTGCTTTCGAAACAGCAAGTGCTAATCGTACTATTACATTTCCAAATGCAACAGACACGGTCGTAGGTAAAGCAACAACAGACACACTTACAAATAAAACATTAACAAGTGCTGTACTCACTACGCCACAAATTAATGATACAAGTGCTGATCACCAATAC